CTGTCAATAATTCGCTTCCTAAATTCCAAAAAAAAATACTTGAACTTATCGCTATATCAACAGGCGTGAACTTCATTAATTCGTGCATTTCTGCCATTGGTGTATAATCAACTATTTCGTACTTGTCTTTGAACTTCATTTTAATAGGACGGTACATAACAGCCATTGCCTTGTGGTAGTTTTCCCACTTCAATAAGTTGTTTTCTAAATCTACATATTCGCCAAAACTTATGTCTTCTAAATTAGTTATAAATCCAAATTCTTGTGTTCCTATTTTAAACGTTGGTTGAAACTTCGGCTTCTGCTCGAACAACTTTGTAAAGTGTACAATTAATTCGTTTAAACTTGTCAGCTTCATTTTTACAATATCTTTTAATTCTATTCCGCAGAAAATTTGTATCATTTTTTGCGCTATAAATTCTTCGTCGTTGCTTCCTTCCTGAACCTTTAAAAATTCTTGGTAGCTTTTTAATGGTATTTCGTTTAAAGTTGTTGGTACGTTTATTTCTAACTTCATATCTTAATAATTAATTATTCGTGTTTTTGTTGTGTTCGTTTTTTTGTATGTAATCGTAAGCTTGTTTTAGCATATTAATATCTCGGATGTCTCGTAAATAAATACGAACCTTTACACCTTTTTTTTGGTAGATGTAAATCTGAACCGCTTGCATCATTACTTCTAAATCGTTCATCTTATAAAATATTGTCCGTGTGTATTGTTTAACCCTAACGTTTCCATTTCGTGGTATCTAACAGCGTCTATTGCGTGGTCGTTTTTGCCCTGCGGTTTGTTTAATGTTTTACCAGACTTGTCAGCATCCCAACAATACGCCCTTAATTCTTTAATTAGGTTTGTGCTTTGTGAAGTAACTAAATAATTTTGTGACTGCATTATTTGTATTCCGTAATTTACACTATCTGCGCCCTTTGTTACTCCTTTTATTTGTTGTCCTGTTCTTCGTATTTCTTCAATGCTTTTCGGTTCGCTACTATCTGCGTATGCTATAACGTGTTTTTGTAGTTTCTTTGCTATGTCGTTATTTAATAAACTTGTTTGGTAACATATTTCGTTTAGTATTCTTTGCCCGTTGTAATTGTAAACTTCTACTATGCTTGTCGGGTCGTTTGAATACCCGAAGTCTAAACCGTAACCAAGTAAACGTGCTTCAGGCGGTATGGTGTCAATTAGTTTGTAGTTTGAAAATATAACTCCTTCTAACATTCCGACAAGTCCTTCTCCATATACTCGCCACCAATTAGCCCAATAACTGCTTGTCGTGGCTTTTAAGCGGTTCTTTTCTATTTCCGTTACTATTCGTTTATCAAGTGCTTCGTTGTCCTTGTACGTTAAAATTAAAAAGTCTGTGTCGGGTTCGTCTTTTAGTTCCGTGTGTACCCAAAATTCATTCGCTGGGTTAAAGTCAAGGTATATTCGTTTTTTTGTCCGTATTGCAAGTTCGTTGTAACTTTCAAATGTGACGTTGTTACATTCGTTTATATAAAGAATATCACGCCTTGCACCCCTTAATTTTGAACTATCGTCTGCACTAAAAAATTCAATGTAAGAACCGTTTGAAAATTCGTATCGTAATAATGATTTGTTAAACTTGTCTTCAAAAAAACGGTTACTCCAACGCATTATCTTAACAAAGTCTTTTAGTGCGCCCCTGCGTAAGTGTGGAATACTTTCAGCTACAATACTTATTTCCGTGTTTTTGTGCTTTGTTGCTATGTCTATCAATAAAGGAATAATACCAAACGTCTTTCCTGCTGACGTTCCGCCTTGAATTATTTTTATTCGCTTGTCTAACTTTGCAATTTTAGTTATTGCAGTCGTCCGTATTAACATCAGGAAATAAAGGTTGTTCGATAAATTCTTCGCTTAAATTATGCTGCATACTTAACTTGCGTAATTCTTCATCTGTTGAAAGTAATTTCATTAAACCCATTTGTAAGGTAGCGTTATTTGATTTGTACCACTTATTTCGCATTGAAACTTTTATTTCAACTTTTACTTTAGTTAGTTCGTCTTTTATAGTTTCTAATTTTTCTAATTCGTGGTTGTAAAAAGTTGCTGAACAAATTGGTAAATATGCTATTACGTCTTGAATAAAAAACAATTTATTTTTTTGTATTGCTTCTATAGACATTTTTTCTAATTCGTGTTTTAAATATTGTTTTCCCATATTTTTTTATTTTATTCCTTTAAACGCTTTTAATGGATAGAATATTAAACTGTTTCTATAACCGCCTTCGTGTGTTGGTATTATTGGTGTTACTCCGTGTACGTTTCTCCAAGCTGGGTAAACTAAAATTGAATTATCTACTTGTCCTATCGTTGCGTTATAATCAGGAACGTGTAAATCTCCGCCTTTAGCGTTTTTTTGTTTACAGATAATTACGTTTACTGCTCCTACAATATTACCTGTATCTCTATGAAATGGTGCAGATATATTATAGTTTGAAATTGAACTTGTGAATAAATTACCAAATCTCCATTTACTTGGCACGTCATTAAATAATTCTATTTGCTGTTCATATTGTTTTGGAAGTATTTCTTTAATTAGTTGCTCACTTTCTTTAGCCAACATTAACATTGCTTTAATAAATGTTTGTGCTTTTTTTTCAGAATGAATACTTGATATTGTTGCGTATGGTCTTCTCATTACAGGTTTTGGAGGAACGCTTCCTATGATTGTACTCATTTGGCTAACTCCAATTTTTCTCGCCTCACTTCTTTTCATACCTTCTTTAGATAATTTTACCGTTTCCATTCTATCTAAATATGTTTTAGGTACGTTTTTACTTTGAAATTCTGCATTAGCTAAGTCTGCTAACTTACACATCTTCTCAGGCATTTTTGTTAAGTAAAAACCTATTGGCTCACCATCAGCATAGAAAATACAATCTTCTGTTACGTTTGGTTCTATGTATTCACAAACTCCTCCTATTTTGCGTTCGTGTTTTACTAAAATTAAGTCAAATCTTTTCATATTAATATTTCGTTTTTTCGTTTCGTGTTGAGTTTAATTTTATTTCCCCACTTCGCAAATAGAATCTTGATGTTTTTTTGTTCTTCTTGTTCTGTTCTGTAATCTACCGCACCGCCTTTGTTTTTGTAATGTTCAAATTCAAATAAATATTTTTGGTAACGAAAACAATTTTGATATTTACTTAAATGCTGCAAAGTATAATCGTAATCTTCTTTTAAAGTTAATGACGTGTCAAATCTTAAATCGTTAGGTTTAATAAATAACATATCGCCAATACAAAAAGTGTTTTTAGATATCAAACTTTTAGCAAAAAAATCATTTGAAGTTGGTGGTATACCCATAAGATAAACTCCATCTACTTTTTGAAACACATTGACTAATTCGTTTATAGCAAAATCTATATCAACTTGTTTTTTAGCATAAAAGTTTTTATTGGTCGTTACCTTTTTTAAATCATCTGACAATTGAACGCAAATTTTATTTTCATTAAAAGCCATATCTAATGCAGCATTTCTACTTTGCATTAATGTGCCTGTTTCAAATACATTTTTACATCCGTATTTTTCATATAAATTCTTTTCACCTTTCTTTACACAAAATATATACTTGCTTTTTTGTTCAGGTGTAAAATTTAATTTATCATAACGACCTGCTGATATTACATATACGTTGTAATTCATAGTTTATCCTTTTCAGCTTTCAAGTATTCCATAATCATACCACCTAAGTATGCTTGTCTCTCTCTCCAAAACTTAACAAGTTCAGATGCTTCTTCGTAATGTTCGGCTTCAAATTCAATTTGTATAGCTTTTTTTACTCCGTCAGCCATATCACTTAACTCACTGTCAAGGTCTTCATCGTCAAGAATAGAGTAGTCAACTTCTGTTGTCATTTCAGGAACAAATAACCCCCAATCATTTAACAACTCGGTGTCCCATTCATTCGCTAAAATATCCCAATCCCACTCGCCAAAACCTACGTTGTCTTTTACTATGAATTCGTCTTTTTGTAACTCGGTTAAATCTTTTGCTTGTACAATATAAACTTCTTTTAGTCCTGCTTCAATACAAGCTTTGTGTCGCATATTTCCACCTAAAATAATATTGTTTTCATCTACAACTATTGGTCGTAGTTCTAACATTTGCGGAAACTCCTTAATTGAATTGACTAACTTTTTAAACTTGTCGTCTTTTATTAAACGTGGGTTCTTTGGGTTCGTCTTTATGCTGTTAATCTTTACTTTTGTTACTTGCATTTATTTCGTTTTGTGTTTTCCTTCTTAAATTTCTTAAAGGTTGTGTAATTTCTAAATGTTTAATATTTGTTACTATCCATTCTTTGTTTGCTCCTTTTTTATTTAAGTATTCTATTGCTTCAGTCAAC